CCAGTTGGTCTAGTCTCATAAGGGTTGTTAGTTATAGAGACAGAATACATCTCAGCTAACCTAACATAGTTAACTGAATCTACAGCATCAACGTGAGTTACTATTCCATCAGTACATCTAACCAATACCCAAACTCCTGATGAGTTTTTAGATATAAAATGATATCTATCTATGTCGTTTGTTGTAGCATAAGTGTCTACATAGTTATCCGTAATAGAAGTTCCTGTAGCATCAGAATAAATACTCATACCCACAGTCCAATCAGATATAGAATCTTCTTTGTAAACCGTTGTTTCAAATGCAGAGTTATCTAAAGAGTTCTCTTCTCTCATCTCAAGAAGAGTTACTGTGTCACTAAAGGCTTCATCTCTTCCGTTTCTAAAGTGAAAATATTTAAAATTACCTACAGTTGGGGCATAGCTCTCTAGTGTGTTTATTAAATCAGGGTTAAGTGATAAATCCATTTGGTCTGGATGATATCCAAATGTATTCCCTGTATTACTGTTAAAGTTATATTGGTAAACAGTAACAGACTCTAAGCTAGAAGGACTGCTGTTAAACGCTCCGTATTCAGCAGAACGAACCTTGAAATCTCCTTGAGTCTCCTCAGAAGCCTGAAGAATCTCGTAAGAAGAGCCACTTCTCATCTCGCCTCTACCATTGTTATTGGTGTCATAAACAGCAGAGTAGTCTACGCTAGGTGTAATTACATCATCAGGAAGGTCTATAACAGTCTTACCTTCTAAGTCTATAGGAACATAAGTTGTTACATTGCTAGAACCTGTTTCAGAGCCGCTAACGTCTCCTCCTCCGTAATCAACATGAGGGTCATCCTCCTCGAATTGTTCAGACTCATAAATAAAGTAATCATCTTCATTGTTGTACTGAGTATATTCGTTTGCGGTATTTAGTTCACCTCTAAATCTAATAATGTCTCTGTATAAAGGAACAGTTTCATTGTATAGTATAACAGATAGTGTGCTGTTTTTCTCAAGCCTATCTATAAAGACTTGGTCTTCTATAGTAAGTGTAAGAGATTCCCCCTGTGTGTAGGAGAAATTCGTTGTTTGAGTAACATCTTTAGACTCTTGGTCTATTACAGTCACAGAAGTACCTGAACCCTCACGTCCTGTCACCGTTTTGGTTTTTTTTTTTTAAATAATGTATGATCAAAATCAGTAGCAGCAGCAGCAGCAGCAGC